TGTCAATGTTAGGTCGAAAGCATTTCCATAAGTAGAAATAAAGTTTACTGCACCCTCAGTGGTATTATAAGTAGAACTTTGATTACCAAAAAGCATTGCATTTTCAATATCCCATTTATGTTCAATAAGCTTCTCTTTCCAGATACGTGCCCATTCATTGCCTTCATACTTTAGTACAGTAGCACGATCAGTATTATTCATAACTGCAGATGTTTTAAAGATCTGAGTTTGACCATGTCCTGTACTGTATGGCTGATCTTGCCATGTTTCTGGATAACCAGAACCTGCAGCAAAAGCAGTACCAACTACATAACATTTAAATGCTTCAAGAGTTTCTGTGGCAGTAGTTATACCAGCTGGTGTAGCTGCATAACCTAAGTTAGCAGAGCTATCACTTACTGTACCGCCTGTTTCTGTTGAATTCATAAAGTTGCATGTAGCAGGTGCCTTTAAACACGTAGCATTTACAATAGCTTTATTAACTGTTGCACTAGATGTAGAGCTTACACCCTGAGTATCAAGATCTACAGAATTAACTTTCCATAAAGTATAGCCAGTTAAATTAGAAACTTGATCATTATCCGTGCCTGTTGCACCTACAGGTATTTTAATAATTTGACCTGGGATGAAGAATTTAGGCTGTGTGCCTTCAACGCCTTCAGCATAGGTATGTGTTTGCCCATAGATGTTTTGATTGTTACCGTTACTATCATAATCGGTAAAGAATCCAAAAGAATATACATTGCCAACTGCTGGATTTGGTGACGTACTGCCCGGAGCTGTTGCCGGAACTGCAGCAGCACTATCACTATAATCAGCTAAATATGCATATCTTTTGGTGTAAGACGAACGCTTCTCTGTAAACTTAAAAGAAGGATCATCGGTCGGTTTCTTAGAAACCATACTTACGAATCGAAAGAATGGATCCTGAGCCAAAGCCAATTCAGACACTTTATCGCCAAAGTTATACTTTCTGCGTAAAGCACCTGTATTAAGCTGGACTGAGGATTCACCTCTCTCTATGGAACCGGAGGTATAATTACTACCGGTTACATTAAGAATATCCGCCATTTGTCTATCTCCTTAATTAGGATTAAGTTCGGATAGACTAATAAATTTTATTTATATAAGCCTAACCAAACAGGTTATCAACACCATCATCAAGACCCTTTATCGCATCAAACACATCGTCTGACTCTGATCTTCCTGGATCCTGATTGTTTGCTCCCGATGCGGAAGTAGGCATATTGCGGACATTTTTCATTTGATTTAACATATCCTTCTTTGTCGAGTTTGCTACATTTGTATTGTTAGTATCACGATTAAGCAAGTAATTAACATCATCTAATGTCATTATATGCTCCTGCGCTTTTACTTTAAATGCATCAAACTGTTCTTCTGACATTTTATTGCGCTCTTTAAATGCCTGCTCTTCAGTTGTTCTGGCCTTAGCTTGTTGAATCTGTTGCGCCCGACCTTGTTCGGCCTGGAGCATTTGATTCACTCTACCTTGAACCATTTTATCTACATGAGCATTCATTAATTTAGCACTGTCAGAATCAGGATCTGTCATTGCTTCTTGTTGGTCAAACATAAAATCTTCACCAAGATTTAACTGATCTTGGATAGATTTTGCAGGTTGCCCCCCATTCACCAAATAGTCCCTAACATGATCTACTAATCCACTATCGTTCTTCATCGCTTCCAGAACTGGTACAAAAGGTTCAACCGATTTGTATTGATCTGATAAGCGGACAGCTTCTCTACTACTATCTTCGTATCTCTTTTTCCAGTCTGTGCTGTCATGTGAAGACTGTGTCACATTCTCGGAGCCATTGTCGGGTTGAGTGTGGGTTACCTGTTCGGAGCCACTTGGTTGACTTTGGGTTACCTCAGTGTCATCTATTATGCCACCATTGACCTGATTGTCTAATTCATTAAAGAAGTCTTCAGAGCCTTCGGTTTGGGCTGCTTCGGCAGCTTCAAATGAGTCTGCCTCCATCCCTATCTCAGGGTTACCTTTGCTTTCTTCATTGGAAGTTATCATAACTCTCCTTTTTTAGTCTAATGTCAATGTGGTAGTTTAAGAACTACCAGTTTTATTTTCCAAACTATTTTTTACAGACTGTAACATATTGCCTGCTTGCTGCTTCTGAGACTCTACATTATTAGACATTACATTCCGTAATAATTTTTGTTTTCCTTCTGTTTCAACATACTGCTTGCCCATCTGAGATTTTACTTCTTCTTTCTTCTTGTTTATCTCTACATCGGCTTGCATAACTTTTTGCTTAATACCAGCTTGTACCAATTGTCTTTCGAGGGTTTCAATCGTGCCCTCCTTATCCTTGACCGCCTCATTAAGCTGTTCAATTTGCCCCGACAACTGTGCATATAATGATTTCCTTTTTACAATGCTTTCTTTGTTTTTAATATCAGTTTCAGCGAGTACTGCTATATCGTCAACTACTCCTAGTTTCATTAATTGTTTTAACTCCTCAAGATATGCCCATCTATTTATAGGCAATGTAGAGCCTTGAACAATACGAACATCAAATTTTAATGTAGATAAGTCCATAGATTTCCCTATAGCAGCCCCCATATCATTATAAACAGGAATATTCACTTCCTGCTCTTTTCCTTCCTGTATAGCAGAAGGTTGGATCAATCTAAAGCGTTTATAGGCTGTATATGTTGTTTGAGAGAACTGTAAGACCATCTTACCAACTTGTCGTAAAGAAGGCTCAATAGATGTATTCATCCACTGCTTTATTCGTCTTGTACCATATTCATCTAAAGCTAACATCCCTCGGTAAGTCTCACTTGCTCCTCCACTATCTCCCATCATAGAGCTATATATACCAGCTAAATACTCCATATCACTCTTACCTTCTTGTACTATCTGAAAGAAAGCATTAGATAGAGGAGCAGGCATTACAGGAGTAGGACGCTCTACGCCAGGCCTAATAGGAAGTAAAGCACCTGGACTGGAGGAATACTTTTCCCATGTTTCAGCATCAATAGATCCTTCTTCATACATCCAGCGAAGACTAGAACCTAAAGAAGCATTATGTACCATAATCTGATGAGACTTATTTATCTCTTGCTGTTTGCCTATAAGAGGAGATACAGCACTTATTGGATACGGTGTTCCTGTCCATTTAAAATGAAATGGAATTATTGGATAGTCAGTAATCGTGTCTGGAAGAACTTGTTCATATAATAACTTATCTCCAGCAACACAAGTCTGCTGTACTCTAGTGGAATAAAATTGCACTTGATCCACAACATTCTTTGCTATATTAGGATCTTGCATTAGAATCTTAAATTCTTTTTCAGAAACAATCTTATTCTCTATCTTACTAGACTCAGCTTGTAATTGACTCATAGCTTCCTGCCTAGCTACTTCTAACTGTTGTTGCATCATCTCTTGAGCTTTTCTCATCTCAAGTTCATAACGCTCAGGAAGCATTTCTCCCGCCTGAACAGCTTGCTCCATAGCTTGTTGCTGTTCAATTAATTGAACCTCCATTTCAGCTTGCATTTCCTTCATCTGAACATCAACTTGCTGTTTTAAAGCCTTTAATTCTTCTTTATTAGGGGGAATCCTATAGAAAACACTCATATAAGATACCTTTATCTTCTCATACACCTCAAAGAACTCAACAAGCTGATCCTGCTCACCATCAGCTTTAATAGAGAGCCCAGAATCTATATCATCATTATATGTAAAAAGTTTTTGATCACTATCTCCAGTAGACCGAGTACTATAAGATCTTTGTGATTGTTCATCACTATTAGAAGTAGCAATCTTACGTTTATACTCAGGGAAAAGTTTCATTAAATGGTTCTTAGGAAGCACCTTCCTAATCATGACATAAGCTGCATCTTTAAATAGCATATCTCTTGATTTAGGATCTACATAAACATCGAAAGGTTCTGGCTGTTGTATTACTACTTCTCCTAACCCGTTATCAGCATCTTTATCTACTGTAATTAAAATAAAACCCAATCCCTTAGTAATACTATCATTTATGGTATTATTATATAAAGTAGACCCATTAGAGTTATACCAAACATAATCTGCAAGATCAGAAAATACAGATGCTACATCAGTATCGCTACCTTCAACGCCTACAGCTTGCCATCTAGGATTATTAGCAGTTGCATAGAAATTAAGCATCTCTACTACCGGAAGAATCCGATTAATAGTAAATGTAGGCATTCCCTGTTCTTCTAGGGAGTCCTTTTCTATCTGCTGAAGTTGTTCGTCATGAGCAAACTCATAGCCCTTCTGGTTTATCTGTTCCCACTGCTTTCTTGTATAGCTGTTGGACAGATTGAACAACTGTCGAATCTGGTCTACTCTCTTCTTTGCTTTTGCCATTACATTCCTCTCTTGGATAATGTTTGTGATCTACATCACATGCTGTTGGGCATGCATAATTCCTGAGGGGACATTCTTCGGTAATATATTCACCGAACCTAACTACCCCTAATATAGAAAGAGCAAACAATGTATTCCATAACATAAATCATTTGTTCGCCCTCCTTGTAAATACCCACACGCCAACATTAATTATTGCTATACCTAAAAGGTGATAACCACCACCCATACTATATAAATATAAATTCATAGAGCCTATAATTAAATTAAACCACCGTGTGGCTTGAAATAATTCATCTTTTCTCATAAATCTCAAAATGAGGGAAATCATCAAACCTGTTATCTTTTGTATCCCAATTACGATTCCAGTCACCACCCCAACGTAGATCTATACCCATACTATTAGCAACCCCAATAACAAACCCAGCAAAAAGGGTATGCCTTTCACGATCATCCCAGTCAATAGGGTATCTCGCCACATCCACAGCAAGAGAGGGATTATTATTATGACGTCCCTCAGGATATCTAACTTTCGTCTTCCCTTCGTCATATAATTTATTCTGTCTTTCTTTCC